CATTGTTCATGGACAGCCCCACAGCCGAGCCTGAGATTCGCACTCCGGGTAAAGCCCTGATGCTGCGGGCCATGCTGACCGAGTACGACATCGACGTTGTGCGCAATGCAAGTCAGGTACGCCGGTACATCCAGTTGAAACTCTTGGAGATGACGGACTCCAAGAAAGAGAATATCCAGCTAAAGGCGCTGGAGATGCTTGGCAAGATGACCGACGTTGGCGCGTTTGCTGACCGTGTGGAAATCAACGTCACGCACCGCAGCACCGAGGAGCTTGAGAACGAGTTGGCCTCTAAGCTGGCGGTCTACATGGGCGACATCATTGATGTGGAGAGCAAGGAGTTTAATGACTTTGCCAACTTCAACCCCAACAACTTCAACCCCAACAACTATGACCCCATCCCGCAAGCCCCTGCCGTCCAGATGATTGACCTTGACGAAGAGTTGGGGATTGATGGCAGTGAGATGGAGAACGGGGAAGAGTTGGGGATTGATGGCAGTGAGATGGAGAACGGGGAAGAGATGGGCGAATTTAGTGAGTCCGGGGGGTTCAGTGAACCTGCGTGACCACTTTAAGAACCCGGCGGTGATTGAGCGCATACAGCAGCTTACGCCGGAGCAACTCAAAACCTTGGTCAAAAGGTTCCCGCAGGACGAGCAAGCAGCAGTCATGGACATTTTGGGGGAACTGCGTACCCGTCAGGTGCGGGCGGTGGCCTCTGAAGACTTTATGACGTTCGTCAGAGAGATGTGGCCTACGTTTATTGGGGGGCGACACCACAAACGGATGGCCCAAGCCTTTGAAGAAGTGGCCCGAGGGGAGTGTAAACGGCTCATCATCAACATGCCACCACGGCATACCAAGTCAGAATTCGCGTCTTACCTCCTACCGGCGTGGTTTTTGGGGAAATACCCCCACAAAAAGGTCATTCAGACCTCCCACACGGCTGAATTGGCGACTGGATTTGGTCGAAAAGTACGTAATTTAGTGGATTCCGCCCCCTACAAACGCATTTTTCCAGCCATCGAACTGCAAACTGACTCCAAAGCAGCGGGTCGATGGAACACAAACTTCGGCGGAGACTACTTCGCTATCGGTGTGGGCGGCGCGGTGACCGGAAAAGGCGCTGACATCCTCATCATTGACGACCCACACTCCGAACAAGAGGCCGCGATAGGCGCATACAACCCCGAGGTGTACGACAAAGTGTACGAGTGGTACACATCTGGCCCTCGTCAGCGTCTGCAACCGGGCGGAGCCATCATTATTGTGATGACGCGCTGGTCATTGAGAGACTTGACAGCCCAAGTGCTGAAGTCAGCGGCTCAAAGGGGCGGCGAAGAGTGGAAAGTCATCGAATTTCCAGCCATTTTGCCCAATGAGACCGCACTCTGGCCTGAATTTTGGCATCTTGATGAACTCCAAGCCCTGCGCAATGAGCTTCCAAGCGGAAAGTGGATGGCTCAGTACCAGCAGCAGCCCACTTCGGACACAAACGCCATCATCAAACGCGAATGGTGGAAATGGTGGGAGGATGACCGGCCTCCAGCATGTGAATTCACGATTCAGGCGTGGGATACCGCGCACGAAATCAAAAAAGTCAACGACTACTCAGCCTGTTCTACATGGGGTGTCTTCTACAACGACGAGGACAAGCACCTGCCCAACATCATCTTGCTCAATGCATTCAAGAAGCGGCTGGAGTTCCCCGATTTGAAGAAACGGGCGTTTGAAGAGTGGGAAGAATGGAACCCAGATTCCTTCCTTGTGGAGAAAAAAGCCTCTGGTTCCCCACTCATCCAAGAGTTCCGTGCAATGGGCATCCCCGTGCAGGAATACAGCCCCGGTAAGGGGCAAGACAAGATAAGCAGGCTGAACTCCGTCTCGGATTTGTTCGCCTCGGGTAAAGTATGGGCTCCTCGTACCCGTTGGGCTGAGGAGTTAGTGGATGAAGTGGCAGCATTCCCATCAGGGGAGCATGATGACTTGGTGGACTCCATGACGCTGGCACTGATGCGGTTTAGACAAGGTGGCTACTTACGCTTGCCGTCAGACGAGCAAGACCCAATTCAGTACTTCAAGAGCCCTCGCGGCGCAAAGTACTACACAGTTTAAGGACACGATATGGCAACAGGGTACATGGGCAGTGGTGACATGAGCAAAGGGCTGTACCAAGCTCCGATGGGGCTGGCAGACATGGAGGGGCCGGGGATTGAAATTGAGATTGAAGACCCCGAAGCTGTGCATATGCACATGGGGGACATTGAAGTTGACCTTACCCCCGGCGGTAGCAAAGAAACTTCCAATGACTTTGATGCCAACTTGGCTGAGTACATGGATGACGGTGAACTTGCCGAGATTGCGGGTGAACTGATTGAAGCGTTTACCAAAGACCTAGGTGACCGCAAAGAGTGGATTAAGACCTACGTTGATGGCTTGAAACTGCTGGGGCTTCAATACGAAGACCGCACGGAGCCGTGGCAGGGCGCGTGTGGTGTGTTCCACCCGATGCTGACTGAGGCAGTTGTACGGTTCCAGTCCGAAGGTATCACCGAAACTTTTCCTGCAAGTGGGCCAGTCAAGACCAAGATTCTTGGTAAAGACACCAAGGAGAAAGAAGAAGCAGCAGAACGTGTCCAAGTGGACATGAACTACCAGCTTACCGAGGTGATGACCGAGTACCGCCCGGAGCATGAGAAGCTGTTGTGGTCACTGCCCTTGGCAGGCTCTGCGTTCAAGAAGGTCTACTACGACCCGAATAAAGAGCGGCAAGCCGCTGTGTTTATTTCCGCTGAAGACATCGTTGTGCCCTACGGGGCATCCAGTATCGAAGAATCCCCTCGCGTAGCGCACGTAATGCGCAAGACCGAGAATGAAATCCTGAAACTGATTGAAGCTGGGTTCTATCGTGATGTGAACTTGGGGGAGCCAAGTTTTGAGTTGGACGATATTGAGAAGCAGAAAGCCGAAGAACAAGGCATGTCTGCGATTCAAGATGACCGGTATCGTGTTCTTGAGTTCCACGTTGACTTGGACTTGCCCGGTTTTGAGCACCAGAACAAGAAGAAGCAGAAGACAGGGATTGCCCTGCCGTATGTGGTGACTATTGAGAAAGGCACCCGTACTGTTCTGGCTATCCGCCGTAATTGGTACGAGGATGACAACCTGCATACCAAGCGTCAGCACTTTGTTCACTACCAGTACATCCCCGGCTTTGGCTTCTATGGCTATGGCCTCATCCACTTGATTGGCGGCTATGTAAAGAGCGCCACCATGTTGCAGCGTCAGTTGATTGACGCAGGGACTCTGAGCAACTTGCCCGGTGGTCTGAAATCCCGTGGCCTGCGTATCAAGGGTGACGACACCCCCATCCAGCCGGGTGAGTTCCGTGATGTGGATGTGCCCAGCGGCTCAATCCGCGACAACATTCTCCCTCTCCCCTATAAAGAACCCAGCCAAGTTCTGTTTACGCTATTCCAGACTATTGTCGAGGAGGGCCGCTCGTTTGCCTCTGCTGGTGATATGAACGTCAGCGACATGTCGGCGCAGGCTCCAGTGGGCACAACGCTGGCTCTGCTGGAGCGGCAGTTGAAGGTGATGGGCGCTGTTCAGGCCCGCATGCACTACACGATGAAGCAGGAGTTCAAGCTGCTGAAGACCATCATCGCCGACTACACACCGGAGGAGTACGACTACGCTCCCGAGGATGACTCGGATGACGACATGGAGGACGACCGTCGGGCTAAGAAAGCCGACTACGACATGGTGGAGGTCATACCTGTCAGTGACCCCAACGCAGCCACGATGGCGCAGAAGATTGTGCAGTACCAAGCGGTGATGCAGCTTGCACAGAGCGCACCCCAGTTGTACGACATGGCGTTCCTGCACCGGCAGATGATTGAGGTGCTGGGGGTCAAGAACGCAGACAAGCTGGTCAAGATTGAGGACGATGCGGTTCCCACAGACCCGGTGACCGAGAACCAGAACTTGCTGACTGGCAAGCCGGTCAAAGCGTTCATTGAGCAGAACCACCAAGCGCACATTGCTGTTCATGTGTCCGCTATCCAGAATCCGAAGATTCAGCAGTTGATGCAGCAGAACCCAGCAGCGCAAGCCATCATGGCAGCGGCTATGGCCCACATCAACGAGCATGTGGCATTGGAGTACCGCAAGCAGGTTGAGTCTGCGATTGGCATGTCGTTGCCCGGTGAGGACATGAACAAGAAGGTTACGCCCGAGCAGGCCGACCAGATTGCCGTTATGTCGGCACAAGCCTCCCAGCAGATTCTTCAACGTGACCAGCAGCAGGCCCAACAGCAAGCAGCGCAGCAGCAGCTTCAAGACCCTGTGGTGCAGATGCAGATGCAGCAGCTTCAGATTCAACAGCAAGACCTCCAGCTTAAGGCGCAGAAACAGCAGCTTGATGCGGCAGCTAAGGCTGACCAGCTTCGGATTGAGCAAGCGCGGATTGAAGCGCAGAAAGAGATTGCGGCTATGCAGGTTGCAGCGCAGTCGGCTCAAGCTAAAGACAAGCTAGAGAAACAAATGGAGATGGAAGGTGTTCGCATGGGCATTGATGTCGCCAAGAGCAAAGCGCAGCACCAGCAACAGCAGCGGCAAGCTAATGCCCAAATGCAGTACCAATCCCAAAACCGCACACCACGTAAGGAGGCTTGATGGAAACCAATCGGGTACTTAGCTACCTTGCAAAAGAGATTGAACAATTACGTACCGACCAAGTTGTTTTCCTAGCAAGTGGTCGAGCAAACGATTTTGCCGAGTATCGGCATGTCTGCGGTGTCATCCGGGGTCTGACACATGCAGAAACTATCGTTAAAGACCTCGTGCAAAAACTGGAGAAAGATGATGAGTGAATTTGATATCGCTGCGGTGGATTTGTCGGGGGTTTTGAATAAGAGCCCCGAAGAAAAAGCTAAGCAGTTGCCTGACCCGAAAACCTTCCACATGCTGTGTGTTGTACCTGAAGCGATGGAGGAATATGCGGAGAGTGAATCGGGAATCCTTAAGTCCGCCCAAGCAATGCACTACGAAGAAGTACTGACCCCAGTGCTGTTTGTAGTCAAGATGGGCCCAGATGCGTACCAAGACAAAACCCGGTTCCCCAGTGGGCCATCTTGCAAAACAGGTGACTTCATCATCTGCCGACCCAATTCAGGCACCCGCTTGAAAATTCATGGGCGCGAATTTCGCATCATCAATGACGACTCGGTGGAAGCCGTTGTCGAAGACCCGCGCGGTATCCAACGCGCTGCTTAAGGAGTAATGTATGCCTGCATTTGAAGACGACATTTTTGAGTTTCCTGACGAGAAGGAAGCCAAAGCTGCGGCTAAAGCCGAAGCAAAAGAAGACGATAAGTTTGAGGTTGAGATTGAGGACGACACGCCGCCCGCAGACCGTGGACGTAAAGCTGCGCCTCCTCCTGAAGACCCTACCGACGACGAGTTGTCCTCGTACGATGAGAAAGTTCAAGCACGTATTAAGAAGTTCACCCGTGGATACCACGATGAACGCCGTGCCAAGGAAGAAGCCCTGCGCGAACGCGAAGCAGCCGAGGCTTTTGCCAAGCAGGTGTTTGAAGAGAACAAGCGCCTCCAGCACCAGCTTTCTTCGGGCAGTAAGGTACTGATTGAAACTTCCAAGAGCGCGGCTGAGATTGAGTTGGAATCAGCCAAGAAGTTTTATAAGGAAGCATACGACGCTGGCGATGGCGATAAGTTGGTAGACGCACAGGAGAAAATGACCAGTGCCCGTCTCAAACTTGAACGCGCCAACGGTATGCGTCCTATTGAGGTTGAAGACCGCGAGTTTCCTGTGCAGCAACCCGTACAGCCTCGTTCAGCCCGCGCTGACAAATGGGCGGATAAGAACAAGGACTGGTGGGGCCGAGACGAAGAAATGTCTATGGCGGCAGTAGGAATTGACAAGAAATTGCAAAGGTTGTATGGTGCGGACTACGTAGGTACTGAAGAGTACTTCCAAACCATCGACAAAACGATGCGCAAACGATTTCCTGAGTATTTTGAAGATGCTCAGAGCCATGAGGATGATGACCCGCCTCCACAAAAAAGGACATCAGAACCGGACGAGGAAGAATCTCCCCGCCGTGCAAGACCCGCTACCGTGGTTGCTCCGGCTTCACGTAGCACCCCGCCTAACCGTATCAAGTTAAAGGCATCCGAAGCCGCCATTGCGCGTCGTCTTGGGGTTCCTATCGAACTTTATGCCAAACAGGTTGCTCAACTGAAAAGAGGTAATTAAAAATGGAAACTCAGAACCCAACTCCGAAACAAAACCGTTTAGGTCGTGAATTGGAAACCCGTGAAACTACCTATCGTCCAACTGCTTGGCGTCCGCCTGAAACGCTGCCCGCTCCCAACCCTCGGGATGGGTGGGCACACCGGTGGATTCGCATCAGCACTTTAGGAGCTTCTGACCCATCGAATATCTCTGGAAAGTTACGTGAAGGCTATGAACCCGTGAAAGCGGAGGATTATCCTGAACTAATGATGCACGCTACTACCGAAGGCCGCTTTAAAGGCGGTATTGAAGTAGGTGGATTGATTTTGTGTCGGATTCCGGCTGAATTTATGGTTCAACGTGCCGCTTTCTATGCTAATAAAAATAAGCAGCAGATTGACTCCGTTGACAATACTTATATGCAGGATAACGACCATCGTATGCAAAAGTTTGCCCAGAGAAAATCTGAAGTGACTTTTGGTTCTGGTCTTTAAACATTAGGAGTTTTTATGGCATATCCTGTCGTATCAGCGCCGTATGGTTTGCTACCGCAGAACCTTATTGGAGGTCAAGTATTTGCTGGTTCCACCCGCATGTACAACATCCAGTACGGCTATGCGACTAGCATCTTCTATGGTGACTTTGTTGTTCTCTCTCGTGGCTTTGCCACACGCGCCTCGGTCTCTACTGGCACTGGTCTGAACCAGACCGTCGGTATTTTCTTGGGATGCACCTACACCAACCCCACAACTAAGCAAAAGTTGTTCTCCCAATATTGGCCCGCAAGCACCGCTGCCGGTGACTGCCAAGCCTATGTGTTGGATGACCCTGATGCTGTGTTCAAGGCGGTTGTTTGCAGTTCCGGTACTACCGTTGCTTCGGGCGCTCTGGCGATGATTGGCACTAACCTGTCCGCTATCGACAACACTGGCAGCACCAATACCGGTAACTCTGCCAACGCTGTTCTGGCTCCCACTGCTACCCCGGTCACCACCACTCTGCCCCTGCGCATGGTTGGCGTTGTTCCCGAGACCGCAGTCGCTCTGGGTACTGCCACCTATAGTTCGGGTACTTCTACTCTGACCGTGAGTGCTTTGCCTAATGCATTGCCAGTTGGTACGGACGTTGCTGTATTGACCACTAGCGGTCAAATTGCATCGACGGGTTCTTTCGTGAAAACCGCAGCAGCCGCTGGCGCAACCTCGGTTGTGCTTGACCAAGCCGCTACGTTCACTTTGAACTCGGGTGTTTACACCTCGACCGTCGTCTTCACCCAGTATCCTGAAATCTTGGTCAAACTGAACCAAGGTTTGCATGGCTACTACTCCGCCACCGGCGCATAAGGAGTAACACAAAATGGCTATTTCACGCGCACAGCTACTTAAAGAGCTGCTCCCCGGACTGAACGCTTTGTTCGGTATGGAATATGCTCGCTACGGCGAAGAGCATAAGGAAATCTACGAGACTGAAACCTCGGAGCGTTCCTTTGAAGAAGAAACCAAGTTGTCTGGCTTCTCCGCCGCTCCGGTGAAGAACGAGGGCTCTGCAATTGCGTATGACAATGCGCAAGAGGCTTGGACTACTCGCTACAACCACGAGACCATTGCTTTGGGCTTCTCCATCACTGAAGAGGCAATCGAAGACAATCTGTATGACAGCTTGTCCGCTCGTTACACCAAAGGTCTGGCCCGCGCTATGGCGTACACCAAGCAGGTTAAAGCTGCTGCTGTTATCAACAACGGTTTCTCTGCCAACATCATTGGCGGTGATGGCGTTTCGTTGTTCAACACTGCTCACCCGCTGGTCAATGGTGGCACTAACAGCAACCGTCCTTCCACCGCTGCCGACTTGAACGAGACTTCCTTGGAAGCCGCCGTTATTCAAATCGCTGCTTGGACAGACGAGCGTGGTCTGCTGATTGCAGCTAAGCCTCGTAAGCTGATTGTCCCCCCAGCCCTGCAATTCGTTGCTACCCGTCTGTTGGAAACCAGCCTGCGTGTTGGTACTACCGACAACGATATCAATGCGTTGAAGAACAACGGTTCGATTCCTGAAGGTTACACAATTAACCACTTCTTGACGGACTCCAACGGCTGGTATCTGACCACTGACGTACCCAACGGTCTCAAGCACTTCGTGCGTTCGCCTCTGGCAAACAGCATGGACGGTGACTTTGATACCGGCAACGTGCGTTACAAGGCCCGCGAACGTTATTCGTTCGGCTGGTCTGACCCGCTGGGCATCTTCGGTTCGCCCGGTTCGTCCTAATCGGACTCAGTAAGGTAGAGGTGACTGGCCTGCCACTAGGGCCCCTTCGGGGGCCCTTTTTATTGTATGATTGCGATTCCAAGACGCGTGGGGATTGTTCCTAGGTACTGTTTGGAATAGTCACCAGCCGTGTTGGTGGGATGTGGCATGGCGCGAGTACACGACCATCATCAAAGCTATGGGCTGGAGCAATAAGCCATGCACCCAAGCGCCACCAACAACCAATTCTTGCACCCCCCAGAAAACCGTGATATATTGCAGCTAATCCGGGGTTACCGGCGTATCAAACCAGTCCCGGCTGGACGACATACCGATTGATACGCTCCACTTGTATGTGAGGATTTATCATGGGATTCGCAACTCATCTTGGCCCGTGGCTCTTGGGCACGGTCAAAAACACCACCGGTACTACCGCTGGAACCATCCGCAATACCGGCACTGCCATTGTTTGCCAAAGCGCAGCAGTTACTTACGCTGACGCCGCCACTTCTTCGGCATTCACCATCCCCGCTGGCTCAATGATTACGGCTATCCAACTGCCGCAGTCCACCACCTTTACAGGTACATCGGGCGTCATCACTGTCTATTTGAACGGCACTGCACTGGCTACTTGCTCCGCAATTACTGGCGGCGCGGCTGGCGTAATCACCTTTACCGGTACGGCAGCGCAGATGGCTGTATGGCTGAATATTGGCACTACTGACGGCATCATCACCTACACGATGGCAAGCAGCGGTTCGCTGTCTGCTGGCGCAGGTAGCTTGGTTATTGCCTACGCAGTACGCGACTCCAGCGGCAATCAATATCCTCCCGCTAACCAGCAGTAATTAGTCTCGGGGGCTTCGGCCCCCGCTTCACAGGAGATTAGTTATGATGCAGACAGACGTTAAGAGCACGCACCTCAACACAAGCGGCTCTATCTTTGCAGGCCCTGCGCGGCTCAAAGGTTTCGTAGTGGTAGGCGCTGCTTCTACGGCGGCAACTATCACGTTCAAAGACGGCGGTGCAAGCGGCACTACGTTGGTGGAGTTCGACATTGTGTCCAACACCAACCCCAATGCGGTGTACATCCTGATTCCCGGTGAAGGCGTCAAGTTCAGCACGGACATCTACTTCACTACTTCTGCAACCATCACAGGCGTAACGGCGTTTTATGGCTAAATCTCCAGCATGGCAACGCAAAGAAGGCAAGAATCCCAATGGTGGCCTGAACGCCAAAGGGAGAGCTTCCGCCAAAAAGCAAGGGATGAATTTAAAACCTCCCCAGCCGGAAGGCGGCAGCAGGCGCGACTCCTTTTGCGCAAGGATGAGTGGTATGAAAAAGAAGCTCACCAGCGAGAAAACCGCGAAAGACCCGAACTCCCGTATCAATAAGTCGCTGAAAGCGTGGAACTGCTAGGAGTACGGCATGGGTAATTTTATTGAGAACACATTCAGCGGTATTGGTAATGCTGTAAATGGGCTTTTTGGGGGCAGTAGTTCTTCCCGTCCTAGTATTGCGCAACAGGTACAAGAAGCTGCTAAACGAAAAGCAATAGAAGATAGTTCTGATACTCCTCTTGATGAAAATACAGGGGGGTTTGGTTTAGTTGCACAACTTGCCAGAGCACACCCTGAAATTTTGCGGGGTTCCCGCAATGCGCCCGGTAGTAGCGGCGGGGTTCCTATGAAAAAGGGTGGTTCAGTATCCGCCCGTGCAGACGGCTGTGCCCAACGTGGCAAAACCAAAGGTAGGTTTGTATGAATGATACACACGACACCGTTAAAGACATCCTTGATGTCGCTGCGATTTTTTCAACCATCGGCGCATTTTTGGAATGGATTTCACCCGTGTTTGGTCTTATTGGAGCTATCGTGGGTGTGATGCGCATCGTTGAGATGGCAACCGGCAAGTCGTTTGCCGAAGTCATCAAGTGGAAGAAGAAAGACGACGATGCCAGCGACAAGTCTTAAGCAAAAGAATTTCATGGATGCTGCGGCGCACAATCCGTCGTTCGCTCAGCAAGCAGGAATACCTCAGTCCGTTGCCAAAGACTTTAGCGAGTCTAGTAAAGGAATGAAGTTTGGTAAGGGGCCTAAATCACGGCCTGATTTGCAACGTATCAACAAACCCGAAACTAAGCAGGGCAAGAACGAATTGTTCAAGAAAGGTGGTGACACTATGGCTACTAAGACGAATCCCGGCTTTATGGCAATGATGGCTAAGAAGAAGGGCGCTGCGCCTTCCCCAATGGGTAAGCCCACCATGAAAAAAGGCATGGACATGGCTAAAGATGGCATGAAGAAAATGGCTGGTGGCGGTTCCGCTTCTAGCCGTGCCGATGGTATTGCCTCCAAGGGTAAGACCAAAGGCAAGATGCTCAAAAAAGGCGGCATGGCCTGCTAAGGAGTAATCCATGAACAACAACGACTTAGCAGCCCTCGCCGCACTGGGTGCGATGGGTTGGATGTACAAGAACCACCTTGACAAACTGTACAAGAACCACCTTGACAAACAAGGTGCGGGACAAGGTGCGGGACAAGATATGCCTGCTGTTGGGTATGAAGGTGTTGTTCCCAGTTCTGAACTTGGTAGCCAAGGCAATTTTCGTTTTGGTACGGATGCTGCCGCTGATGCTGGCGCAGCTATTGCTAAAACTAACCGGGCTTTAGCAGGCGAACAACGCGCAGGCAAAATTAGGCCGTCGTTAGCCCGTGGGGCTGGACGAGGCACTGGATATGGTGCGGGACAAGGTGCGGGACAAGGTGCGGGACAAGGTGCGGGACAAGGTGCGGGACAAGGTGCGGGACAAGATATGCCTGCTGTTGGGTATGAAGGTGTTGTTCCCAGTTCTGAACT